CACTCTTCTCGTAGTCATAATGCACAACTGGAAGGCAAGTATGCTGTGGAAGCGTTTCGTATGCCTCATATACAGCCCCAAGCTGTTCCGTGTTATCAAGATACTCAATACCTTTGCGCTGCTTAAAAGTATCTACGCATAAAGATAAATCAGGTTGGCAATGCACCACTACCGCGCCTCTAGATAATGCCACACGCTCTAGCATACGCCGCCTAGGTAGATCTACGCGATTAACGCCATTGCGATAGACTGTACCGTAAATAGGCTCAGATAGCCATGATCGATCCATGATAACATGATCGTCATACGTAAGAGCTTGAGTCATAGATCTAAAGTATGTCTTACACAAATCTTCAGTTGACATACCTATGTATGGGCCATGCTTCATAACATGCGCCATACGATGTGTACCAAAAAATTGACGAAGTCTCTCAGCCAATGTGGTTTTACCACCACCATCTGGTCCTTCGAGAATTATGATCATTCCAACCACCTTTCGACTTTTTTTAATGTTTCTTGCAATGTGGCTATTTTTAGCTTGTCTGCTTGTAGCCATGCAAGATAATCTCTCGCCTCATCACTCATTTTTTCTATTTCTTTTAATGTATAGCCATACGCCGGATGTATAACCCCTGTTTCTTTGGGGTCGCTACCGAGTACAGCTCCTGCATGAGCAGCATGCTGGTATCTAACTCTCCACCATCCGCATCCTGCATGTGCGTAAGTAGGACAAAGCACGCCTTTATATTGCCCGTACTCCCACACAATCTGAGACTCCAAGAGCCTTGGTTGTCCAAGTGACTTTCCACCCACGGAATGTATAGGCCAATTAAGTTGCTGTGCTGCGGCCCACTCATGAGCGTCCTTTGAAAATGATGCGTTGTACCACTCTGTTTTGCGCTTATCCCACTGATACTTATTGCACAAAGGTAGTTTATATAAAGGTGATGGATCCCAATGACGTATATCATCGACCGGCAAACCCATCAATTTGGTATCACCCCATGGAAATAATGGTGCTAACCATGTACGTTGAGTTAAAGCATCAGCATTAATCTTGGTTTCCCATGTAGGTATCACATTTTGGAAAGACCAGTCATCAAGGCAAATATAAGCATCAGGGCGTTGCACTAACCCCCATATAGCCCCATCAGGATTTATTGCATTATGATCTAGTGGATAGACGTAAATAAAAACTTTGTCATAATCAAAAAGATCATCGCCTTGGTGTATTGCTTGATGATGTACCTCATGCCCTAACCGCTCGAACGCATTACGCATCAATTCGGGAATAGATACAAACTTAGTTGAGCTTGCTCGATCAGGATGATTTGTATGCGTCTCGGTGACGCCGGTTATTAAGATCTTCATTATTCACTCAATGAAATAAAGCCCATTTCAACATCATGGTTAATATCACCAGAGCGACCACCTTGTTCAAGATATTCAGCAACGGTCATACCACTTTTATATGCATCAAAACGAGTATACGACAATGTGTTTTTGCGCTTAGGATTGCTTTCAGCTAAAAGTGTAATGATTGCTTTTTTATTTGCGTAACGACGCGTCTTTGCCTCTGACATAGCAGAATCTCCTTGTTGTGTAAGTAGTGGAATGACTTGCATACTTTTCAAATATCAACGGTTTCAATTTTATCACGACTTACGTAGTCACGCACAGCATTCAACAGATTTTGTTGAGTTTTATCTTTGCGCCTAACGGCAGACATGATGGCCTCATCCACAGTATCTTTAGCAATAATGTGGTGTACTACAATATGATTCTTTTGCCCTTGTCTCCAAAGTCTGCGTATAAACTGTTCATAAATTTCAAGCGACCAAGTTAAGGAGTACCAGATAACGGCATGCCCAGCGCCTTGTAAATTGAGACCGTGGCCAGCAGACATCGGATGTGCAAGTAAAACCGGAACTTCCATGGCATTCCATGAGCTAATAATTCTATCGAGTTTATCGCCAACAACACCGGAACCAATGATAGGTGCTTCAGGAAACGCAACTTTGAGTCTTTCCAAGTCATGTTGAAAATGATAACCGATAATGCAAGGTTGCCCAGACAACTCCTCCACCAATTCCTGAACGGCCTGTGTTTTGGCGCAGTGAATATTGATCGATTGTTTCTTTTCTCCATCTAAGTAAGATCCCCCATTGGCTACTTGTTGACATTTCATGACAGCCACTGCAGCGTTCACAGCAGTTATGTTACCGTATTGCAAATCAATAGTAAGGTCGTCCTCGAGGCTCTGGTAGATTTTCTTAGCATCTGCCGGTAGCTCTACCACAATGTTGTTATACGTTAGCTCAGGCAAATCTAGATGGTCTAGTGCCGCCATTCGAAGCACCTTACCTTCTAATCTATCGTAAATTTGTTGCTCACCTTGAGGCTTAAGTTTCCATTCATATCCACCAAATCCTGCCGGATAGAAATAGGCATTTTTAAAGTGCGTAATGTAAGGCCCAAAGGTAGCCCCTTGGTCAATGATATATTGCGGCCCAAAGATATCTAATAAACTGTTAGGTGCAGGTGAGCCGGTTAAGCCCCAACGGCGATCAAACTTATTTAACAAAGGCTTAAGCGTTTTAAAGCGTTGCGTTTGCGTATTTTTTAAGTATGAGCTTTCATCTATCACTAGAATATCAAAAGGCCATGGTTTACCATTGAGTTGTGATGATAGCCAACCAATGCCTTCAAAGTTAATCACAAAAATATCGTGGTTTTGCTTAAGTACTTTAGCTTTATTTGGCCCATGCAATACACCCATTGAATAGCTTGAGAATTGCTCCCACTTTTTAAGTTCAACAGGCCATACTGCGTACACAGGTCGTAAAGGCGCAATGACTAGCATTTTTGTTGCAAGGCCTTTGGTGCGTAACACTCTATATGCTGATAACACAACAGATGTTTTACCTAAGCCCGGATCTAGCCAAAGAGAACCAGAGCCTCTAGTAATAAGAAACTTTACAGCCTCTTTTTGATATTCATGGGGTTCCCAAAACACGATCAATCCCTTCTGTAGAATCTATTACATGGATACTATGTCCGCGACTTTGGAGTTCCTTGTGCAACTTTGCTTGCAGCGGTGATACTTTCCCGCCGGGCCTTTTCAGTTCTACCCATAATGTACTCCCAGCAGGCAATACCACGATTCGGTCCGGCCATCCCCTTGCATAGCGAACATTTAGCTTCAATGTGAGGAGATTTTGTTTTTTGCATTTTCGTGAGAAATAAGCCTCAAGGTCTTTTTCAAGTAGCACTTTTACCATTGGCAAGGCCCGCCATTGTCTTTACGAAAGTGACACCACCTACAGTTGTTACTTGGTTTTGGCGCGTAAATGTCGTCTCTTTCAATGCGTGCAATACGATTGCCAATCCATTCTTTAAGCGCAGTAAAGTCTTTACGTGTATAGGTAGGTGTTGCGGTTTGTTTATTAAGATCAATATAGCAAATCTCAGTAGTAACTTTTTCTACTTGGGGATGTTCAGCCAAGATAATAGTTGCATACAACTTAAGTTGATCTCCATAATCGCGCTCCTTACCTGTCTTCCAATCCAATACATGAGCATGATCACCATCAATCCACAGCACGTCGTAAATACCACGAAGCCAAGCATTGGCAGCAAGAAAATCAGTGCGAGCCCAATCTTTTGTAATCGCAAACTGTACCTCACTTTTAGCTCCTTTCGCAATAAGCTTTTCAATGTAGTTATCCCAATGCTCAAATACACTATCAAGCTTTTGTTGTAGATCGAGAGCATTTTCAAATGACGTATGAATATCTTTACCTCGTTGCGCTGCTGTGCCTGTAGGCTCTTGTAGCTTATCAATTCGAGTTAACTTATATTTATAAGGGCATTCTTCATAGGACTTAATAGATGAATGCGATAATGACTTCATTATGGTCTCCAAACAAATAAATCAAGTAATGCAACAATAGCGCCAACAATATATATAAAGACCATAGGCCAGAATGTTTTCATTTCGTTTCCTGATAGTTGTTACCAACTTTATAGTCACTAACCATGGGGACTGACATTTCTAATGCATCACACATAGCATTGGTAAGACATACAGCCTCACGTTCTATACTATCCTCAGGGACACTAATAACTAATTCATCATGAACACTTAACAACAAGCGACTACTTTGTCGAGTTTTTTGATACAACAACATAGCTGCCTTGGCTTGATCTGCAGCAGAGCCTTGAATGAGAAGGTTAACGCCTTTGTAATCAAACTCTCTAAGCTTACCATTGATAACCTTAGGTGGTTCCATCTTTACTAAACGACCTCCAAGAGTTTTAATAGGTTGGCCAAGCTTATACCTTGTACGCATAGTTGCTTGCATTGCCTTAAGCCCCGGTGCTACAGCTGTGGTATAGGCATCCATCAATGTTTTTGCCATGCCATAATCAACCTCAAGCATTTCACTAATCTTCTTAGGCCCAGCACCATAAAGAATAGCGAAGGATACACCTTTTGAATACGTACGACTAACCTCACGTCCACTTGCCTGTGTCATCATATTAGCAGCATACGTATGCAAATCAGCTCTAGCATCTTGCTGATATTGTTGCATTAGATTGCCACCTTCAAAATGAGCAAAGATACGTAACTCTTGCGCATTAAAGTCGCATGCAACTAGCTTATGGCCTTCATCAGGAAGAATGAAACTACGCACCAATGGCAAGTCTGCAACATGTAAATCTAAAGGTAGCTTTAC